TGATAATGGCGACTGAATTAAGATGAAGACATAGCGAAATTGTACATCGCTAGCGTCGCGCGAGAGGCCATAGAGATCACATCGCCGTAGAACGTGTTGACGTACTGGTAAATATTGTCGATCTTCGCTGCTGGCGGCGTCGACACGTAGGTGCCTGACGTCAGGACCCCGTCCCGATAACCCTGCCACGCATTCGAACCTGCTCCGATGAGCAGGAAGTGATGCCACGATGAGTCCGCAAAGTAGGGGCCGTTGGTGACGCTCGCGGCGATGTTGACCTGAAGGACGCCGTTGATGTCCTTGTAGTAGTAGCCCATTCTGTTGGTGCTGGTGCGCAGGCCGAATGTCGCGACAGGCCCGTCGTGGTTTCCGGCGTCCGTCGTGGACTCGCCCGCGGCGAGAGAACCCGCCCCGCACCAGGTCTGCCCCGCCGTCCAGCGGACCCACACCTCGAACGTGAAAGCTTGGGGATCCATCACCAGCGACCCGTATCGAGTACCGAGACGAGTCGTCTGCGTGTTGTCGCCCGAGGTGATCGGGTCGGCGTTCTGCTGCGACAGGGTGACGGCCTTCGAGCCGTCGGGGAAGCTGTCGCCGCCGAACGAAACGGAAGCCGACTGCGAACCGATTGCCTGGTACCCGGTGTACGGTGCGCCGCCCGTCGGCCGCTGCACCATCTGTGGGAACGAGTCGTCGCTGTACGGCACGAACACCGACGGCCCATCGGCGAGCACCGTCGCCTCGTAGGACTGGGAGATAATCGTCCGCGACAACGGGCTGAGCGCGTCGACCGCCGTCAACAGCTTCTTGCCCCGGAAGCCCGCCAGGTCCCACGCCTGCGGATATCGCTCGATGTAGCCCGTGTACACCTCGTTGTAGGTCGGGCCCGCCGCAGTGAAGGCCGACGCTGCGCCGCCGAGCTCCAGCTGCGTCGCATCCACATACACCGTCGCCGGTGTCGTGCCGGTGCACGTCAGCTCCAGCACGTTCGTCGGGGTGGCCGGCGTGCCGGTGATGACGAGCCGTTGCCACGCTCCCGTCGTCGACGACGTCGACTGGCCGATCAGCGAGCCGACGCCGGTGCTGTTGAAGTTGAACCACTTCGCCGTCACCGTGTGGCTCGCCGGGACAAACACGTACAGGCTCAACGTCTGCAGCCGGTACGGCGGCACGAACATCGCCACCGTCGGCGTGTCCGTCCCGCCGTTGAACGTGCACGCCAACGAATGCGTCCCCTGGAACGCCTGCGCCGTCGAGTTCACGATCGTCGGCGCACCAACGAACCCGAACCAGCCGCCGAGCCCGCCCGTCTCGAACGACGGGTCGTAGAAGCTCGTCGAGCCCGGCGGCTGGTTCGTCGCGTTCAGCAGATTCCCGGTGGTGTCCTTCGTCGTCGAGTTCCACCACGCGCCGATCTGCACCTGCCGGTACGGCAGCAAGCTGTTCGCACCCGAGTTGAACGGTGACCCGGTGTTCACCGGGTTCAGCCACTCACCCGGGTCGGTGAGGTCCATCGTGAGCGTGCCCGCCTGGACGGTGCCGAGCTCGTACTGCCGGCCGCGGCTCGTCGACCAGGTCCGGAACCCGACCTGGCTGGCCGGGTTGTCCAGCAGCGACACCGCCCCGTTTCCCGGGATCCCGGGCGGCCCCTGGGTGAAGTCGCAGATCGCGGTGATCAGCGGCCAGGAGCGCACGGCAGCCATCACCGACCTCCCGTCGCCAGGCCCAGCTGCAGGCCGTTGGTGGGGTTACGGGCGGCCAGCTGCAGCGTCTTTTCCTGGATCAGCGCCATCAGCTGCTGCTCGGCGACGACGGTGCCCTCGACGGTGATGTAGACGTTCCCGCCTCCGGCGCCCGCGGTGAGGCCGCTGCCGGAGAAGGCGTGGTCCGCCATCGAGATCGACCCGGTCAGAGCGGTGTTGCCGATGCCGGTGGTGAACCCGTCGAGGTACCGCTGCACCCGGTCCCCGCCGGCGCGCAGGCCTTCGTGGAGGCCGTCCATGATGGCGTTGCCGTGGGGGACGAGGAGTTGCCGGTCGTAGTCGATCGGGCCCTTGTGGTCGGCGATCCAGCTGCCGATCCCGGACACCCAGCTGGTGACGGCGCCCCATGCGGACTTCAGGCCGTTGAGGAAGCCGTTGATGATCGCGCGGCCCGCGCCGAGCAGCAGCCCGCCGAGGTCGCCGAGCGCGGACAGGACCCGGCCCGGGATCGACCGGACGAACGCGACCGCGTCATTGAAGCGGTTGACGATCGCGTCTCGCATCCGGCCGAACCAGTCCGAGACCTCTCCGGGGATCGCGGCCAGCCGGCGGATGAAGCCGATCACGTCGTTGATCCGGTTCTGTACCCAGTTGCGGATGTCGGTCAGCCGGTCGGAGCACCATTTCCAAATCTGGTTCCACAAATCCACCCAGAATTGAATAAAGTCATTCCACCGCTGAATGATCCAGTTGATCACTAAATTGAACAGATTCACGGCGAAATTGCGTACGTCGGTTATCCGATCGGAACACCATTTCCAGACCTGATTCCACAGGTCCACCCAGAATTTCGCGAACCCGTCCCAGGCGCCCTTCGCCCAGCCGATAAACGCCTGCCACACGGACTTCAGCCACGCAGAAATCGTGTCCCAGTTTTTCACCAGCAGCACAATTATCGCGATCAGTGCAGCAATCGCCAAAATCACCAGGCCGATCGGATTAGCGTCCATCGCAATATTAAGCAGCCATTGCGCCGCCGTCAATGCGTACTCCGCAATTGCTGACGCCGCCACCGCGACCTTCTGCGCAATCCACGCCACACCCTGCGCCACCACCTGCGCCGTCGTCACCGCGGCCGCAACACCCATCCGGCCCATCGCGACCGCGCCCTCGACCAGCGCCGCCCCGAACGCCCGCACCGCCGTCACCGCACCTGAACCGACCCGGCCGATGAACGACGCGACCGCCCCGCCCGCCGTGCCCTCCGCGACGGTCGCGAAGTTCCACAGGAACCCGATCGCTGTCCGCACCGGACTGATCAGGTTCATCACCAGGGAACCACCGAACAGCGCCAGCTTCGCGATCACTCCGACCAGCCCGCCGGCCAGCAGCACCCTGAGGGTGATCGCGAGCGCGTCGGCGGCGATCTTGTTGTCGCCGAGCCAGTGCGTCGCGTCGGCGATCCAGCCGGCCAGCACCGAGGCGACCGGCAGCAGCTTCGTGCCGATGCTGATGGCCATCGCGCCGAGTCCGTCCTTGGCCTCGGACACCTTCTGGTTGAAGGTGTTTTGGATGTCGGCCCAGCCCTTGACGTGGTTCCCGGCCTCCGTCGTCGCACCGGCGACGGTCTTCACCGCGTTGTTCGTCACCTCGGCGTTTTCGCCGGTCAACATCAGCGCGACGTTCAAACCTGTGGCGTCGCCGGTCGCCTTGTTCAGCGCCTGGCCGTAGGACTGCATCACCTGCGCGCCGGTCATCTGCGCGCCGCCGATGACGTGCGTGCTGGCCGCCAACGTGGCGAACGCCGCGGCCTGGTGCGCCGCGATCGGGTCCATGCCCTTGGCGGCCTTGTTGTACGCGCCCTGCGTGATCGTGCCCTCGATCAGCTTCTGCCCGAGGTCCTGGACCTCCTTCGGCAGCGTCTTCAGCGCCGTGCCGAGGTCGAGGATCACCTTCTGCGACTCCGGTCCCATCGAGGACCGGATCTTGTCGGCGATCATCTGCAGCGTCCCCGAGATCCCCGACGACGACAGCTTCCCGGCAAGGTCCTGCGCGTTGATCCCCAGCAGCGCGAGTTCCTTGCTCTGCACCTGGGTCGGGGACTGCATGTGCCGGATCACGTCGGTCAGGTTCTGCGCGCTTTGCTGAGCGCTCATGCCGTGCACGGTCATCGACGCGAGCGACCCGAGAATGTCGTCGAGGGACACGTGCGCCGCGGACGCGACCGGCAGCACCGCCGCCATCGCGCCGGACAGCTCCTCGAACGTCGTCTTGCCCGCGGACGTCGCGGCGACCAGCTTCGAGGTGACGGTCGCGGCGTCCTCGCCCTTGAGGTGGTAGTCGACCAGCACCGACGTCACCGCGTCAGCGACGGTCTTCAGCTCGGCATTCTCAGCCTTCGCGCCCTCCGCCGCGGCCCTCAAGACCTGCAGGCCCTCGGCGCCGTGCCGGCCACCGGACTCGATGGTGTACATCGCCGTCGAGAGCTCTTCAGCGGAGTAGCCGACATCCCCGGCCATGCCGAGGATCCCCTCGCGCACCAGCTCCAGGTTCGAGTGGATCTCACCCGCAGACGTCACGAGCCTGTTGGTGCTCGACTCGAAGTCGCCGGCCATCTTCAGCGACGCCCCGGCCACGACCGCGGCGCCGGCACCGACCAGCATGAGCCGCTTCGAGGCCGTCTCGATCTTCGCCCCGGCCCCGACCGAGGTGGCGGCGACCTGGTCCATCTTGGCGCCCATCGCCTCCGTCGAGGCGATGGCCTTGGCCTGCGCCGCCTCCATGTCCGCGGTCGCCTTCTGCGTGGCCGCGGCCATCCGGGTCTGGTCGACGTACCACTGCTCGGCGGTGCGGTCGGCCTGCGCCGAGAGCGCACGCATCTGCGCGAGCACCCGGTCGTACGAGGCGTTGATCTTCGTCGTTGACGTCTCGGTAGAGACAGCGGTCTCCTGCGCCGCAGCCGCGGCGGCGTCGAGCCCAGCTGCCGTCTCCCGGCCCGCGGCGACTGCCTCGGTGCCCATCGCGCCCATCGCGGTGCCGAACGACTCGACTCCGGCGATCGCCTCGGCCACGTTCGCGACCAGCGTCACGCCAGCCGGGGGCATCATCTCGGGCACAGGTCACCCCCGTTCATGCGAATACCTGAGACCAGGCGGTGAGATACGCGGCCTCGACGAGCGGGCGGGCGTTCTCCCAGCCCGGGTCTACGTACGGGCGCGCGGGAAGGTGGACGCGGTGCCCGCGGCCGGCGGCACCGCCGAGCTCCTGGATTCGGCCGTAGATCGCCGTCGGGCCGATCGTGGCGGTGTACACACCGAGGCCGCCGGCGGGGCCTTCGATCGCGATCGAGCGCATCAGGGTCCCGGAGACCAGCGACGGCGGCGAGCCGGGCGCCGACGGTGTCGGCGTGCGCCGCGGATGCGACGACGTGCGCAGCTGACTCTTGATTTCCGTCTCGATGATCGACGCGGCAACCCGTGTGGCCTCGTGCGTGGCCACCTCGATCCGGGTCGCGGCCTGCGCCAGCCGTTCTTGCAGCCGCGCCAGGCCGTCGACCCGGATCTCGAAGGTGGCCACCGGTTCACCCCCGCTTCGCGCGTTCCTCGGCGACCTCGTCGGCCAGCGTGGCGATGAAGGGGACCCGGTCCCGGGTGACCAGCGGCAGAGCCTCGACCCGGTCAGGGTCGAGGCCGTACCGCTCCAGCCACCACCAGTCCGTGAACGCCTTGTCCCACAGCTCCTTCTCCAGCGTGTTCGGCGGGGGCAGCGTGGTGGACTTGTAGAAGCCCGAGAGACGCGCCCTTATGCGTTCCCGGGCCCAGAAGGGGACTCGGGGTCGTCGGCCTGGTCCGGCGACGGAGCGGACGGCATCAGGACCTTGCGGGCCGGGGCGAGCAGCTCCTCGAGCTTCGCGGAGTCCGCCGCCATCAGCTCGTCGAGCAACGTCACGTCGGTCTTGGGGAGCGCCCACGGCCGCGCGGTCGTGGTTCCGTCGCCGTTGTCGATCGGCTCCGGCTCGTAGGGCAGCTCCCACGCGGTGACCATCATCGCGGTCAGGAGGTCCTGCGCCTCGAGGCCGCGGTCGATGGCCGGCCGGGTGTCGTTGACCACCGGGTTGAGCTGCCGCATCAGCGCTTTGCGGTCCTTGCCGCGCAGGTAGTTGTGGTTGCGCAGCTCAACCCAGCCGCCCGAGGGCAGGTCGTGTTTCGTGGTGAATTCCATAGCGCGCGCTCTTTCTCGGTCGATCAGTAGGTCTGCGGGGCCACCGCGTTGGTGAGGGTGACCTTCGCCGGGGAGTAGCCGCCGGAGAAGCCGGCGTTGGTGGTGTTCGCGATCCCCGCGAACGTGACGTCGTACATCACCGCGGTCTTGCCCATGTCCACCTTGGACGTCTCGTACGCGGCCGCCTGGCAGTCCACCTGGACCTGCACCAGCGCCGCCCCGGCGCCGCCGTTGCCGAGCAGCAGCTGGAACTGCGGCTGGCTGTTGTTCAGCATCGTCGTGATCGGCGACTCGTCGGCGGCAACGAACTTGAGCTTCCCGTCGATCGACACCGCGCCGCGCTGGATGATGTACGGCACCTGCGCGTTCTGCGTGGTGAACACCGCGTCCAGCTCCCGCTTGATGGTGACCTCGCCCTCGGCGACGGTGTTCACCAGCGTGCCGCCGGCGGCGGGGCCGCCGATGCCGAGCTTGCCGCGCCACGACGGGATCGGCGTCACGGTCGACGGCGCCGACGTCGGCGTGACCCCGGCGACCGACGACGGCCAGGAGAGGCCCTTGGCGTCGTAGTTGAACAGCTGCGACTCGGCATTCCACTTCAGGCTGACCTCGGAGAAGCAGCAGCCCGGGTACGCGCGGGCGCCGGTGCCGGCCACCGGTCCCTGGTAGTGGGTGATGGTGTGCGACTTCGGCTGGCCCTGGCCGCTGTTGAGCGTGGAGAACGCCGAGTTGAACGCGGCGGTGACCGGCTGCACGGTGACGCCGGAGGTGTGGCTGCGCTGCACCGGCGCGGTCAGGGTGACGTTGAGCGAGACGACCGACAGCACGGTCACCAGCTCCAGCAGCCCGGCGGTGTCGATCGCCAGCACGGTGCCGACGGTGATGCCGGTCGCCGAGGTCACCGGCACCACCGCGGTGACTCCGGCGGTGAGCGCGCCGGTGGTGGTGGTCGAGGCGCCGGCGTTGGTGCCGCCGGTGTAGGAGACGTCGCCGAGGGCGTTGGAGAGCAGCCAGCCGATGGTGTCGCCGAAGACCGGGCCGGACATGGAGAACTCGGTCTTGATGACGCCCTGCTGGCGGCCGTACTGCTCGACCATGGAGCCGCGCAGCGCCTTGTCGTCGAGCCAGACCGGCTTGTCCTCCGGTTCGAACTTCTCGACGGGGATGGTGGCGACGGGGGCGACGGCGGTGCCCTGGCTGATTTCGGGGGCGATGCCGATGAAGTTCTTCGCGGACGCGTAGGTCGTTGCGGTGGGCACAGGTCACTGCTCCTTGGTCTTGCCGCGGCCGCGGGCGGGCGCCGGGGTGGTCGGGGTGTCGGTCGGGGCCTGCTCGCCGTCGCCCGGCGTCTCGGCGGTCTGCTCGCCGCCAGAGGGCGGTTCCTCGGTCTTCTGCTGCGCGCCCTCGGCCTCGTCGCGCTCGGCGGCGCGCCGGTCCAGCTCGGCCTGCGTCTCCTCCGTCGGCACCCAGTGCCCGTCCGCGGGCGGCCCCTCCGGCCAGTCGACGACATCGCCCTGCACCACGGTGAGACCACGGTCGGCGTAGACGCGTTCCTCGGTGCTCTTGTACACGTACTCCACTGTGGACACTCCCTACGCTTGGATGTACTGGTCAGCGGCGAACTCGACGACCATGTAGGCCTTCGAAAGGTCCTTGGCGGTCGTCGCGACCGGCGAAATGTCCCAGCGCAGCCACGGCTCCCCGCCCTCGCCGACCTGGAACCCCACCCCGTACCCGGCCTCGAAGCCGCCCGTGCCGCACGTCCGGTCCGCCTCGATCCGCGCGCGGATCGCGTCGAGCAGGTCGTACACGTTGTCCTGCAGGTCCTCCGCGTACGCCGCGGTCGACCGGAAGAAGCAGTGCATCCGCACCGTCCAGGTCACCTGCTTCAGCCCTGACGTCGCGCCCGCCACCGCGACCCGCTTCTCCTTGCCCTCTCCGGCCAGGATCAGCACCAGACACCCGGGGGCTTCGCCCGGCGCGTTGAGGCCGTAGTCGGTGGCGTGGTCGTCGCGTTTCGGTGCGCCGCGGCGGAAGATCGGGCCGTCCAGGCCGGGCACGGTGATCTGCGGGGTGCGGTACGTGTGGGTCGGCGCGTCGTAGGCGCCGCCGAAGAACTGGCAGAGGGCGTCGCACAACGCCTTCGCGCCGCTCACCGCGTCCTCTGGTACGGCTCAAGGATCTTCATGGCCTCGGCGACGAACCCGGACCCGTCACGCGTCGACCCGAGCCGGGTGTTCGGGCGGACCGTCGTTGCCGGGAACGTGTCTTCGCTCTCCGAGTCGGGACGCTGCAGCAGCGCGGCCGCGTACAGGATCGTCGCGAGGTGCGCGTCGGCCGGCAGCGCCGACACCCCGATCGGCGTGGTGGTCGGGTCGTGGGCGTTCTTCAGCGCGGCGGTGAGCGGCAGCACGGTCCCGCCGGCGTAGGCGGCCGACACGGTGACGGCCTCTTCCTTACCGGGATCCCAGATCCGCAGCACGGTGCCCTTGGTGATGCCGGTCGCGTCCGCGACCGTGATCGACGTTGCCCCGGCGAGCGCCGCGACGCCGAGGAGAGTGTTGGCGTACCCCGCGGTGTACGTCCACAGCGCGTACACCTCGTTGGTGGTGACCGGTGTCCCGAACTGCAGTGCGGCCATGCCGGGTGCTGCGCCGCCGCCCGGCCAGCCGACGATCTGGACACCGTCTTCGATCCACAGGTTCGTGAGGTCGGTGACCGGCGCCAGCTGGCCGGGGGACGTTCCGAGTGACAGTGCGGTGATCGCGGTGACTGGGTTGTGGTCGGGGTGGTAGGAGATCCGGCCGTCCCGCGCGACCCGGAGCCGCGTGTTCTCGATCCGGGTGTGGGCGGAGAGGGTGCCGTCGCCGACACCCATCGCGGTGAAGTTGTCCACCCACGCTGAGGATTTGAGCAGGATGTTGTAGAGCTCGGCGTCCTGGTCCGCGGCCACGGCGTCTCCGGAGCGGAGGTTCATGACGTCGAGGAACGTGGGATACGCCTTGAACGACGCGGTGGTGACGTAGGGCAGCGTGATCACGGCGCACCTCCCTCAGTGTTGGCGGTCAGCGGTCCCAGACGCCGTGTTCGCACGATGCGTTGTTCGTGTCCGGGCTCGGCCAGCCGTCCGGCCAGCACACGGCGCACAGCTCGCCGTCCTCCGCCGCCGCCTCGTCCGGCGGCGGGTCGCTGGCGGCCGGGTCTTCTTCGGTCGCCCCGTCTCCGGCTGGCGGGAAGTCGGCATCCAGGAGCCGAGCCACCAGTTCGTCCTTGTTGCCGGTCTTCGCGAACTTCCGCTCACCGAGCTCGGCCTGCAGGTCCACCACCGTCATCTGGTCGTACAGGGCCTTCGCCTCGTCGCGAGGCGTCTGGTCAGCCATCACCGCTCCTTCGCGCATTCGCGGCCGCAGCGACCGCACTTCTTGAAGTGGGAACCGAACCCGCACCCGCCACAGCGGTAGCCGCCGCGGACCGTGCCCGCGGCCAGGTTCGGCACGAAACCACCGGCCGCGCGCAGCAGCCGCGCGTGGTCCGGGCGCATCTGGTAGACGCCGTCCCGCGACGTGTAGCGGACACCGCCCACCTCGACCTGCCGTGCGGCGCCGTCCGGCGCGCACACCGTCACCGTGTCCATCAGCCTGCGACCGTGTTGCCCGCGGTCTTCAGCGCCGCCACGATCAGCGCCGACAGCGCCGCCTCCGTCCCGGGCGCCACCGCGACGAACACCCGGCCGGCCGAGATCGTCACGTAGTTGTCGCCGGTCGTCGCGGACAGCGCGGTCCGCTGCGCCGCCGACAGCGTGCTGTTGAGGTAGGTGTCGATGACCGCGGCGACCGCGGCGACACCGGCGGCGGTGAGCTTGTCGCCGAGGGTCGTGACGGTCAGGCGCCCGGCCACGGACTCGACCTGCAGCCGGGAACCGATCGCCGCCGGGCTGGAGTGGACAACGGGGTCTTTCGCCATGATCGGGCTCCTTCGGGCGCGACAAGGGGCCCGGGCGGCAGCGCACTGGCGCGCTACGAGAGTGCGCCGCCGGCCGGGGATTTCCCTCAGGGGAGAGGGAGTCAGAGGATGTTGCTGATCAGCCCCGACCACGCCGGGGCGTAGTGCACGAGCGCGTTGAACATGTACGTGCTCTGGTCGTAGGTGAACTGCACGACCGGCCAGTCGACGGCCATGTAGTCCTGCGGGCCGATGACCGCGGCGGTCGCGTTGACCTCCGAGTCCGGGACCGGCAGCGACCGGGAGCGGATCAGGGCGTTGCCCTGCGGCATGTACGGGTGCACGTCGAGGTTGACCATCTTGCGGGTCACCTGGTTCTCGATCCCCGTGATGGAGGAGCCGAGGAAGTGGCCGTGGCCGTCGCCGTTGAGGTTCAGCCGGTAGTTCGCCGAGCTCGACGTCTTGAGGAGGTCGCCGACCTCCTTCATCACCGACGCGTCGGTGATGACGTCGTCCGGGTCGGCCTTGACGCTCTGGTAGAGCGACAGGAACGCGGCCTGGAACTCGTTGCCCGGGTTCGTGGTGGACAGCGCGGCGTTGAGGCGCTTGAAGTAGCCGGTCTGGTTCGGGTCGGCCTGGACGGTGAGGAACCCGTCGTAGGCCGCGGCCGACGCGCTGGTGTTCGTGGCGCCCGGGTTCAGGGCGCCGGTGTTCGTCGGCGCGGTGGTGAGGGTGAAGGTGTTGCCGACGAACGTCGTCTGGAACGTCGCCGTGCCCACCGCGCCACCGGCCTGCGAGACGTACAGGTTGTACACCCCGAGCGACCCGGCCGGTTCGGTGGTGACGTTGACGGTGATCGTCGACGTGGCGCCGGTGGTGACCTGCGCCGTGTTGTTCGAGATCGCCGTCTCGCCGAACCCGGTCTTCGCGGTGACGACGACGGCGTAGGTGCCGGCCGCGATCGTGCCGCCGGTCGTCGCCGTCGACGAGGAGATGACGGGGGCGGTGACGGCGCCGACGTAGCCGGTGTCCGTGCCGCGCGCGAACAGCAGCGACCGCTCTTCGGCGCCGAACGTGGCCCACAGCAGCGCCGTCTGGGACAGCGAACGGATGTCCTGGAAGCCCTGCCCGGCGAACTGCGCCGACCAGTTCACCTGGTCCGACAGGGACTGTTCCTTGTAGATCACGGACTTGTTGTCCGAGGCGTAGGCGATCTTCGCGCCGCGGCGCAGGTTCAGCGAACCGAACGCCGTCTGCACCGTGTCGCTGTTCATGAACGCCGACGCGTCCGCGACACCGCCGACACCGGAGTTCGTCCAGCCGGTGATCCGCTTGAACAGGCGAGCGGTGCCCTGCCCCTTCATCCGCGGAATCACGTTCCGCAGCGGCGTGAGCCGCGGCACGAGCAGCTTCGCCGGCGCCTCGAGGTCGTACGGGACCAGGCCGGTGGCGTTCGGGTTGGTGAGGGTCCAGTCCTTGTTCAGGTCGCCCTCGACGCCCTTGGTGAGCGCGTCGAGGTCGCCCTGGATGGACGCAAGGACGTCGGCCGGGACGGACTTGGTGATGTTCGCGACGTGCTCGGCGGACACCGCGCCGGCGTTGGCGCCCTTGATGATGCCGACCTGCGGGACGAACGCGTTCTTCTCCGCGCCGGCGTGGGACTTGCTGAGGGTGGTCTTGTAGTCCTCGAACCGCTTCGCGATCTGGACGGGGTCGGTGGTGTCGGAGAACATCTCCGACGGTGACGGGGGTGCGGTCGCCATGACGGCGGGCTCCTTTGCTCTAGGCCAGCGTGTCGGCCTGCGCGGCCAGCTCGAGGTAGCCCTGGCGGGCTGCCGGGTCGTTGACGGCGTCGGCCAGCTGACGGAAGTGGGCTGCCTTCGCCAGAACGGCGTCCTTCGCGGCCGCCTTCTGGGTGTCCTCCGCGGTGCGCGTGAGGACGGGTCCACCGGGAACAGGGAGGGCCTTCACCTTCGCCAGCTCGGCTTCCAGCGCCTTGGTGCGCTCTTCGGAAGCTCGCATGGCCTCTGCGACTGCCTTGTTCACCATCTCGGTGAGGTCCGGGCCCGCGCCCGCCGTTGTTCCGGCGGTGGTTTCGGCGGGCGCGGGGGTCTTGGTGGTGTCCGGGAGGTCGGCGAGGCCGATGGTGACCATCGCGTCGTCGGCGTCCTCTTCGGACTCCGTCATCATGAACCATCGGAGCGCGCGGACGGCGCCGAGCAGTTCGTCGATGTCGCAGGCGTCGGAGAGGTTCCCGGCGGCGAGCGACTCGGCTTCGGAGATGATGATCCGGCCGATGATCGCGATCGCTTCCTGCGCGGAGGCGACGTCTTCGGCGGCAGTCGACTTCTCCAGGTCCGGCAGGAGCGCCTTCAGCTCGGCGACGACGGCGGCCGCGGCCTCGTTCGGCTCGGGGATCGGCTCCGGCTCGGGCTCGGGCTCGGCGGTTCCCTCATTTGAGGGAATCTCAGCCGGGTCGGCGTCAGGCTTCTCGGGGAGCTCGACGAACTCCTCGGTCTTCACGAGGCCGTGCTCCCGGTCGAACGCCGACGCCTTCACCGTCATGCCCGGCTTCGCGGCCTTCGCCAGCGACAGCATCGCCGTCGGGTTGCACGGCCGGTCCACCAGCGACACCTCGACGATGTCACCGCCGACGATCCGGCCGCCCGGCGCCGCGGCGTCCTTGATGACCTTCGGGTTCGAGATCCCGATGGAGTAGCCCTTCAGGACCTTCTTCTCCACCTTCATCGCCGACACCGGGTCGACCACGAGCGAGGTCACCATCCACGAGTCGCCGGACTGCTCCAGCTCGGTGCCGACGCCGGCCGCGATGCTCGAGTGCTGCTCGCGAATGTTCGCCCCGGTCGAGAACCAGGTCGGCATGGCCTTGCCCAGCCACTCCGGGTCGCAGATCTGCTTGTCCAGGTCAAGGTCCGGGCCGGTCGCCTTCCCGACGACCACGAGGTCGCCGTCGGCGTTGCGCTCCGCCTTGACGATCTCGGCGTACACGGTGGTGGTGGTCATCCTGATGCTCCCGTCGGGGACAGCTCGTGCTCGAGCGTCGGCCAGCTGATGTTCGAAATGGACTGCACGTCCGGCGCGAGCGCGCACCGGCACCGCGGATGCCCCGGCGGCCCGGACACCCCGGACGGGAATGACTGCCCCACCGACACCGGGCCCTCCGCCTCGTTGTCCCGGCACCCCTGGCACACCCGCTGATCGGCGGCGGTCATCCACGAGTTGGCGGTGACACCGATCGACAGGTACCGGTCCTGCGACGCCACGCTGATCGCCCGCGCGACCTCGGTTTCCGCCACCAGCGACGCCCACCGCGGATCCTCGAGGACGTCCCCGAGCATCCGGCCGATGGTGTCCGGCGCCAGCCCCCGCTCCAGCCCTTCAGCGAGCACCTCGGCGAGGTCCTCCAGGCGGTGCTGCGCCACCGACCCGATCGTCTGGCCGGCCTGCTCGAGCAGCCGCTCCAGTCCACCGCCGAGGACGCGTTTGGCCGCGTCGGTGTCGCCCGGGGCCCAGCTGCCCCAGTCGATCGTGGCGGTGACGTTCGTGTGGACGGTGACGTCGGCGGGGAGCTGCTCGCCGAGCCGCACGGCCGCGCGCACGATCTCTTCCCGCGCGGCCCACACCGCGGCCCGGTCACCGACGTAGTAGCCGTCGGTCCACACGCCGTCGAGGATTTCCTCGAGGACGGTGTGGACCGCGCCGCGGATGTCGGCGCCGCCGACCGTGACGCGGGTGGTGAGCCAGATCAGGGCGTCGGCGACGATGGCCGGGTCGGGCCGGTGGTCGCCGACGGCGGTCTTGCCGATGCCGCGGGCCGCCGTCCAGTCCTCAGCGAGTGCCTGGGTGTCGATCGCCCCAGCCAACGCCTGGGAGAGCCGTGCGGCCCAAAACCTCGAGGTTTCCTCGTCCTTCGCCCATCCGGCCCAGGTCTGGCCGGATCGTGCTTTTGGGCCGCCACCACCCGCCTTGGTCAGCTCGGCGACCTCGGCCGGGGTGTGGTGGTTCCACTGGAACACCCGCGCCCGGGACTTGCGTGCCCACCGCCGGTAGGCGGCCTTCTCGGCGTCCTTCGCCTCTTGATCGTCATCCGGTATATCCGCGGGCTCTTTCTCCCCGCCGTCCGCCTCGGCCTGCGGATCCTCCGGCGCAGCACCGGGCGCCCCCTGCGCGTCCGGTGCCTCCGTCGGCGGCTGGATCACCACCCCCGCCGGCTCCAGCTCCGACGCCCCGTCCAGATAGACGATCCCGCCGCGCGACGAGACGATCATCGGCATGTCCGCCTCGGGGAAGGAGTACCGCGGCCGGCCGAGCTGGTCACGCCACTCGTTCAGCGTCATCCCCGCCGACGCCACCCGCTGCCGGTTCAGCTCATCCGATGCCGACTCGTCTTCCTGGTCCAAGCCGAGCCACTTGAACTCCAGCTCCTCCGGCATCGCCAGGTGCACCCGCGAAATGTCGGTGATGATCTCCGCCATCCACTGCAGGTCCGGCCGGGTCTGCTTCCGCTGCTGGACGTTCTCCTGCCCCTCGTGATACCCGCTGCTCCCGAGGCCTTTCGCCTCGGTGAAGCCGAGTTCCGCGATGGACATGTCGAAGTGCGCGACGACCAGCTTGAGCAGGTGCAGGTCGTAGTCCGGCTTGTACTTCTCCTCAATGCCGCGCTGACCCTCGACCGGCTCGACACCCGGCGGCAGCACCCGGATCCGCTGCCGCGCCGCCGTCGATCCACCGTAGTAGTCGTTGAGGTCCCGCTCGTACTCCAGCAGCTGCGCCGGATTCCACGCGTTGTCGCCGGCGTTCTTCAGCCACCCGGCGGGCATGACGCCCTCGGTGTACTCGGCGCGCATCCACTGCGCCCGCTTCAGCCACAGGTCCACATCGGTCAGCGACTGCTCCACAGCGGACAGCCCGTACGGCGAGTGGGTGCGCACCTCACGGCGCTTGTAGATCAGCTGGTCGGCGTCGTAGCCGTTCGGGATCGTCTTGCCGTCGTCGGACTCGTCGGTGTCGGCGACGAACTCCCCGCGCGGGAAGCCGTACAGGATCTGCTGGTACGCCGGGTACGGCGGCAGCGGCCGGCCGCCGCGGTGGTCGAGCAGCGGCTTGATCGTCGACCCGTCCAGGATCTCCAGCGAGTACAGCTCACCGCCGTAAGTGAACCGCGGGTAGATCGCCAGCGCGTCGAGCACCAGGTGCTCTTCGAGCGCCTCGGTCATCCAGTCCCCGAACGCGAGCCCGTTCCCGCGGTCCGGCTTCTTCCAGAACGCCGTCACCCGCTGCCGGACGTCGGCCAGCTGCTTCTGCAGGTCCTGCTCGATGTCCGCCCGCGACTTCCCCGGGTCCTTGCGCTGCGCGGCCTCGACGGCGTCCTGGGTGAGGGTGATGTCCCACTCCAGGGAGGTGACCTCGTTCTTGCGGATGCGGATGCAGTCGCGGATCACGCCGACGTTCGCGGCCTGCCGCAGCACCTGCCACGGCACGAGCCGGTGGTTGATGCCGGGGATGTTCCACGAGACCGGGTACTCGTAGATGCGGGGCTCGGCCCGCCCGGTGTCGGGCCGGGTCGGGTCGAGCGGCGCAGGAAGCAGCGGCGTGCCGGGCCCGAATGCGTACGGGAACGGGTCGCGGGGCATCGCGATCTGCTGGCCGAGGGTCTGCAGCTGCGCGACCGCCATCGCGGCGGACATGTCCCGCACGCCGCCATTGAGGTTGCCGGTCAGCCCGGCGGGGAGGCTCTTCTCGACCTGGATGGGCGGTCGGGCGGTGCGGGTCACGGTCCGCGGCGTGAGCCGGTTCGGGCGACGAGCAGGCATCAGTGTCCCCCGTTCTGTGCGGCCTTGGCGGCCTTGATCCAGTCGAGGGCGTCCTGCCCCGACCCGGCCGGCGTGTAGAACGCGAGCAGCAACGCGTCGGCCTGGTCCGGGGACCGGCCGAGCCGTTTCTTCGTCTCGTCCTTCGGCTCGACGACGATCCGGCCCGACGAGTCGTGGGTGTACTTGGGGGCGACCAGCTGCTCGAACAGCTTGTCGCGGTCCTGCTCCGGCAGG